TACAGCCCGTTGGGGGCCACGAAGTTGCAGATGACCTGGTGCCCGGCCGTTCCCGGGTCGTGCTCGATGTCCACGAAGAATGGACCGACGTACAGGTTGGTGAGCGGAGTCACCTCGAAGAACGGCGCATCGAAGCCACCCGGGGTGGTCTGGGGGATACCGATGCCAGCGGCGTACGCTGGAACCAAGGCCCACTCTGCGGCCAGCGCTGGTGGAATGTCGATGAAGATCTGCACTCGATTCAGGACCGAATCGTCCACCATGGAGGTGACCGTGGGGCAGTTCTCGAAGTCGTTCGCGTCGGACGACTGCAGGTTGGGAACCGTGGCGCTGCTGGCCAGGTAGGTCTGAGCAAACAGCCAGAGTCTATCCCCCACATTGATTCGGTCGTACACGAACGCGCGGTTCTTGAACGATGGAGCATGGATGCAGCCGTGCGTGGCGTCGATGTACCGGATGGCCATGGCGCCGAAGAACACCTGATAGTTGGTGGCAGCTGCACTGTTGGTGTAGGCGCCATCGGTGTCGCTGAACTTCACCGCCCCATAGATGGTGCGTGAGTTGATTGGCTCCAGGCTCTGGCCGTTCACGGCGCTCACCTGGAACACGTTCAAGACTGGATCTTCGATGGCCTCCCCGATGGCCAGCTGTGTTCCACTGAACGGCCCACCAACACCCGTCGGTGCATCCCCCGGGCCATAGATGTGCGCGCTCGCTCCAGGGATCTGGTCCACTCGGGAATCGCCGTCCCGAACGTTCTCGACGTCGATGTCGTACTCGTTCTCCCCGATGCAGTAGTACCCAATCTCCTGCTCGATGTGGTCCACATACACAGTGTACGGGACCATGATCTCATCCGGGATGGACTTCACTGTACCCATGATGAGAGGGATACGTTGCAACGGACGCGCTTCGTTGCTGCGACGGTTCAGGCTGTTGTTGGGGCTGCCGCCATCCAGCTGTTGGCTCCGCTCCTGCGGAGTCTGCATGTTGGGGATGTCCGGGATGAGCAGCACGGCTGCCACCGAGGCAATGAGAGCAACGACGCCAATACCAATGGCCACTTCCACGCCAGTGGCTGGGTAGACGACGCACCACAATGGACCCTTGAGCTGCTCAAGTTGGTCCACTGTGGCTTCATCCCACGGCGTCACGTCCGTGCTCTTGGAGATGTGCCCGTCGTACAGGCGCGCCGTCTCCGGCCACACGCCGTTGAAATGGTCGCGCAGAAAGTACCCAGCGTGGGCGACGTCGTTCCGCTGCCATGCCTTGGCATCCAGCGGGTTGGTGGTGGTCATTACAATTGGCATGGCAAGTAATACTTCACGCTGGTGAAGCCCATGGTTGCAATCTGTGGTGGCTGGACCTGAACGCCTGCTCGACGGATGTGGATGACGCGGTTCTCGCGCCGGCCCAAGTAGACGCCAACGTGGGGCATGATGCGAGGACGGAGCATGAGGACAATGCAAGCCTGGGCGGGGTTGTCCTCAATCTGCAGGAAGCGCGTATCCTGCCACGCCTCCACAACGTCGCCGAACTCCTCGCGGGTGTAGTAGATCAGCTCCGGAGAGCCAAGGTCCTGACCCGTGAGTCGTAGCCATACCTCACGGGTCAGGTCCCAGCAGTTGTAGGTGCGGATGTCGAACCGCTTGAGAAGGAGATCGTCGAACATCAGTTCAAGAACCCTCGCAGCATGGGGAACTGTTCAACAGTATAGAGCACCCCTGTGCGCGAGACGTTCAACAGAGGCGCGATTGCGTTGAACGATGTCCCTTGGGCCGAACGAGTCACGTCCTTCAGCTCCAGCGTCACCGGTCCGAGGATCGGTTCGCTGAGATCATCCGATCGGTAGCAGCGGAACTTCAGCGTGGGGCGAACATCCATCTTGTTCGCCAGCGTCACTGCTGCAATCTCTTTGGTGATGATGGTGCCGAGGTCGCCCAGCGTGACGCTCAGCTGCTGCGTCAGGTCGGCGCCAGCTCCCATGGGCTTCACGCTCATGGGGCAGTACTCGTACTCGAACGTGCCACCGCCGGACTCGTGGTCAACAGTAACTCCGAATCTGGGTGTGCCCGGCACCAGCTCTGTCAAGCGCTGGTAGGCGTTGCGCACGATGCGGTAGTCCTGCGTGAAGTTGGGGTGCGTGATCTCCAGCAGGTCGAGCTGGCGCACGGCAGGCGAGGAGGAGAGGAAGAACTCAGTGAGAGCACTCATAATGGCACCCGAACCAAGCAAACACCAACGATATTGCCACTGAGACTAGAGGGATAGGTGCCGAGCGTGGTCCAGGCACTATTGACCAGCTCAGGAGAGTCCAGCACCATGACGGCCGGCGTTGGCACGGTCAAGACCTCGTAGAGCCCGTCAAGGTCGATGGGAGTATTGACGCCGTTGTTGACCCCTGCTCCCTGAATCTGAACCGTGTCACCAGCGGTGAACAACACCTGGAGATCCAGCGCTCCAACCGGTTGGGCGATGACGCTGACCTGGTCCGCGGAGGCGTTGAACAGGGCAGTGATGATGGTGAAGTCCACTGGCTCCACTTCCAGCGTCATGCTGACACGGCGTGCCTGGCCTCTGACCTGGTCCACCTTGTAGGTGCCGGGGACCATGAAGACCTTGTACTGAGTCGGGTAGGGAGTGTCGACGATGAGGTCGGCGAGGAACGGTACAGTTCCTCGCTTCGCCGTGAAGTGCCAGAAGCCCTGGAACGTAGCCCAGTCCTTCTCCTCCAACAGCCAACTGGCATCCACCTGGCTGGAAGAGCCCACCTGGTCGGCGCGCAGTCGGGGCACGCCACCAGTGAGCTTCACCATCAGGCCGTCCTGGCCGAAGGTGGTGCCGTAGCTGTTCTGCTCGGGTAGGAATGGAAGCTTCTCAGTCATCGGGCGTTCTTCGCTGTCGTGTTACCTACGATAGCACGACGGGTGCGTCCTGAGGGGTTGCTCATGTCGTTTGCGATGACGGTAGGCGCCTCGGTGGTGACAATGCGCCGCGCGATGATCTCGACGTCATGAGGGCCGAGCTGGTTGACCTGGAACTGAGCGCCAGGAATGTCGCGGTTCACGACGGTCACGTTCATGTTCGGCGCCTGGCCGAACATGCCGTATCCAGCGTTCATCCGGTCCAGGTTGTTCCGGCCGATTCGACGGGTGGTGTCCGCGTTCAAGACGTACTCCTGGCCGTGGACCACGCCGGCGATAGACGCTCGGCCCATGTTGCCGGTGTAACCACCTTCGTCGAACCCGGTGAGCAAGGTGAGGCCCTTGGCCGCGCCGACGGAGGTAGCCAGGGCGGTGGTGCCTGCCGCCGCGCCAGCGCCGAACGTAGCTGCGTTTACCAAGGCGGCCGGAGTAGCCCAGGCGGTGCCGATAATGGCCGCCTGCGCAACGCTGGCCGTGGTAGCGGTGGCCGCCAGGGTGTTGCCCAGCGCGGCGTTGATGGCCATGTTGATGCCCATCTGCACTAGCGCGCTGATGACCTGCTCGATGATGCTGGACGCGACGTCCTTGATCTTCTGGGCGAGCACGTCCCAGAAGGTGAAATGCCGGGTCAGGTTGCCGTCCGCGTCGCGGAAGGCCTCCTCCATCTGGGACCGATACTCCTGAAAGTTGACAATGGAGTCGGCGACGGCATCGCCCACTCCTTGGACCATCATGCCGCCAGGGCCGAAGATGGCAGCAATGTTGGCACCCATGTCGGCCATGGCGTTGCGCGTCTCCAGCTGCATGATCCGCAGCTGTCGAACGTAGCCATCGACGAAGGAGCCACCCTGCTGCATGCTGAGGAACTGGATCTCCAGTTCCGCGAGCGACTGCTGGACCATCGAGGTCGCCGCAGGCGTCTCGCGCATGACGTCGTTCAGAGCCTTGGTCTGCTCGATGTACTCCATGGCCGGACCCTGCAGGTCCTCCAGGGTCTGGGCTCGAAGCTCCATGGCCTGGATCTCCTCGGACAGGGTGATGACCAAGCCCTTTTCTTCCTCGCTGAGCTGGCGCTTCAGCTGAGATTCAAAGCGCAGGACCTCGGCCAGGTCTCGCCGCTGATGGACGTTGTACCGTAGCAGGTCCCCTTCCTGCTGCATGTTCCTGAGAAGCTCGTCGAACGTCGGCCCTTTCTCAGTTGAGACCGTGACCGTGGCCGGACCTGGGTCCTGGTTCAACTCCTCCATGGCCTTGCGCCGCGCGTCAGCCTCGGCTGCCTCGCGCTCGATGCGGCTGTTGGCCACCATGCGCGCGCCATTGAGGAAGGAGTCCATGGCGCTCTCCAGTGGACCCTTACCACCCACGCCTTCGACCCCGTCGGCGAATCCCTTGGAGAAGGCCTGCCCAATGGACACGCCGGTAGTGCCGGCCAGGTTCGCCTTCAGCTGGGCAGCGGCCGCCCCGAGCCCAGTGAAGAACCCGGCGAAGTTGCGCCACAGGCCGTCCAGTGCGCGAGCAATCGTGCGTGGGAAGCTGAGGCCTGCATCGATCATGGCACCGAAGGTCTCGTTGGCCCAGGTGACGAAGTCCTTGAACACGTCGGCGGTGAAGTCGTACAGGAACTTCAGGCCTCGCTTGATCAGCGTCCAGGCGTAGTTGCCGGCGTCCGCCAGCGTGACCATTCGGTCTTCCGAGATGGAGATCTGATCACTGAAGGCCACCAGCGCTGCAGTGGCCGCGGTGATGGCAATCATGACAGCGCCGAACGGGTTCAGCGAGATCCAGGTGGTCAGCTGAGCCAAGGAGGCCATGAGCGCTGGCAACGCACGCGCCACCAGCACGGTGAGGATGGTCCCGCCCACCGCGGCTGCAACTCGACCTAAGGTCTCCAGGTTGTCGGCCACGTACATGATGCCCTTGGCAATCGCGGCCGTGACGCCCGTGCTCTGGTCCAGCTTGCCGATGAACATGGTCCAGGCGTTCTGAAGAACCTGGACAGCCTGCGACACGGTCGGCACGGTCTCACCGAACCGCTCGCTGAGCGACTCGCGCGCCTTTTCGAAGGCATCGATGATGGCCTGGCCGGTGATCTTGCCCTCGGCGCCCAGCTTGCGCAGCTGGCCGATGGTGACGCCCATCCCGTCTGCGATGACCTTTGCCACCTCGCTGGTGTTCTCAAGAATGGAGTTCAGCTCGTCGCCGCGGAGTGATCCCGACCCGATGGCCTGTCCGAGCTGCCGGATGCCGGCTTCCGCCTGCTGGGCGGTGGCGCCGCTGAGGGCGATGGCCTGGTTCAGGGACTCGGTGAACTGGAGCACCTGCCGCTGCGAGAGGCCCAAGGCTTCGGCTTGGCGCGCGACCTTTACGTACACCTCTCCCGTGCCCTCGAGCGATCCTCGGGTCCTCTGGGCAATGCCAAACAGTTCATCCGTGACGACGGCGAGCTGGACCGTCCCCTCCGTCACCAGCCGGAGCTGGTTCTGCATCGTCGTGAAGGCGTCCGCCGTCTGGAGAACGTTCCGTGCCAGGGCTGCGACGCCGAGGGCACCGAGTGCACGCTTGAGGAGCGAAAGCGCACGCTCGGCACCCGCGGCGCCATCACCGATGTCCTCGATGGAGCGCTTGACGCGCCGTGCACCGGTCTCAGTGATCTGGATATCAATGCGTTCTGTACTCATAGCAGCTTCATCCTCTTGAACGCGCTGACGGCAGTGTTGACGGCGGTCTGGACGAACCCGGCAGGCGCTTGGGCGCTGCTGCCTTCATTCAATCGTGGCACATATTTGACGTTGTTGGTGATATGAATCGTCTGTTCAGTTTGACGTCCTTCAAGGACCGCTCTGGCATTGGCCATGGCGGTGGCGCCGCTGGGGTCTTCCTCATCCAGCACCTCGGTGGTTTCAGCACCGATCGTGGCTTGCCAGTTGGCACGCGCGTGGCCAGTATCCACGGGCGTGCCAACTGTGACCACTTGATCAATCAAGACCGCCATCCGGATGATGTTCTTGTTGGAGTTGGTCTCAACGTTCTTCGCGTGCTTGGCGATACGTCGGCGGAAGCTCTTGAGATCAGCCACGTTTCTTCTCGCGCCACTCCAACCAAAACTCATCCATCCGACTGATGATGAACCAGAGGTCGTCCGTCTGGTCCCTGTTGAGCCCGTTTCGCTTGGACCACTGCATGGCAGCTGTCCAAGGTACGGGCCCGTCTCCCATACCACCCCGGCAGGTGGCGAGGTCGATGTAGGCCTGCATGTAGAAGTCCAGGCCCGCTTGCAGGACGGGCGCCTCCTGAATCGCTTTGGGAATCGGGAGGCGCGCCCTGATGATGTTCGGCAGGAGCTTCTTGATGATTGGTCCTTGCTCCAGAGTGAAGCGAAGGACCGCAATCAGTTTCCCGCCGCTGCCTCCAGGTCCTTGAGAAACAGCTTCCGGCCGGAGGCTTGCTTCTCCAGGTCTTCATACAGCTCCGGCAACTCGCGCAGGTACTTGAAGACGTTGTCCTTCGTGAACTCCAGCAGAGGGCCCTCGGTGTCGCCCTCGGCCAGGCCCTGCACCAGCGTCCCGTCCGCACGCCGCGTCCTCCAATCTAGGACGATGTGGTCGGCGAACAGCCGGATGAACTTGTCCAGCAGGCTCGCCTCGTCGATGAGCCCAGCTTGGAGGGCCTGCCGGTACGGCTGGATGGCGTCGTTCAGCGCCTTCTTGTACGTGCTGTTGGACCCGCCTGCGCGAGCCACGGTGATAACGGCGAAGTCATAGTCGACTTCGACGCCTTGCTTCTCGAGCTTCTTGTCGGTCTCGAACAGTGCCCTTAGATTACGTGCCATGTGTTTGCTCCTCAGTTGCTTTTCAATACGTCGAGTTGAACCGGGTGATGACCGGCAAGCCATAGGCTCGTGGTGAGCCATTGCTTTGATTCGGTGGATACTTACGACCCACCTCACCATAGCTGAAGGAAGGGTACGAGCCTGTGCGGTACCACATGAAGCCAGATGGCAGCACGCAGGCAGGTGCAGAACCCGGTGTCACGTTGTAGCTGGGGGCTGAGGTTCCATACCCCAGGTTCAGTACCAACAGCGCAAACTTCGACCGCAGGTCATCGTGCAGATCTTGCGCCGCTTCGAGCGTGAGTGAAGTGGGGTCGTTGTCAGCTTCCATAGAAGCCTCTACCGCTGTGCGGAACGCAGCTACGTTGGCATCGAAGTCAGCCAACCAATCTGTCTGTGGTGTAGTCAGGGACATTTCAGCCTCCAAAGATTCTCAAGTAGTCTGTGATGTTCACGGGAACGATGCCAAGGTTTAGTTTCAAGGCACCATCCGTCAACGCTGCTCCACTCTGATTGGTGAGTCGAACGAAGTAGTTGACCCCTGGCTTCATGAGCCAGTGCTCACTGCACCACTCTTGGGACACGGCTGCATAGCCTCGATCAAGAGCAGTGCCACCAACAGCGATGTCAGAATTGACAAACACTGGAACGGGGCATACCGGGGGAGTGTCGATACGGCTCCTGTTCTGAGGTGTGGCCGCCACCCCATCAGTAACGAGTGTGGGAGTCTCGAACACTTCGATCAAGCAAGAGCCAGCTCCGGTTGCACCGAATACTGTCCCCTCAACCTTCAACCATGCACCCTGAAAGTTGGCTGCCACTGCTGGGCATTTGATAAGCAGCCGCACCAAGCCCGCGTTGGCCAGCCCGGTGAGGGGCTGGGCCAACGTGAAGTCGAGCTTGGCTAGTACCGTTTTCATCATGATAATTACTCCGCTGCGTCGGGCAGGTAGTCAAAAAAGCCCATCCACAACGTGTGGTCTAGCGCGGCGTTGACCTGCGCGCCGCTGGCTGCGTTGAAGCTGCACGGAATCTTGATGGGCTGGTCCTGCTCGATCTGGAGACGAGCGTTGCCGAGGGTGATGAGAGGAACGTCCACGACAATGCCGCGGTTGTCCTTCACCATGGCCATGTCGAGGGTGACGCTGGCGTTCGCCTTCACTGCTTCGATGGCCGCGACGTCCGTGAAGTACGCGGTCAGCTCACCGTCCACCTGGAACTTGCCGACCGTGACCTCAAAGCCGCCCAACGTACCGATGGCCTTGCAGGCTTCGGCGTTGTTGTTGACGTTGAGCTTCACGTCCGTCATGAACCCGAACAGCGCCGTGGCGGTTGCACCGCTGGTGGGCACCGGGCTCACCCGCATCAGGGAGAAGTCGCTGGAGGTGTTGAAGGCGTCTTGCTCCACCAGGTTGGGGCGACTGCCCGACTTCACACCCACCGCGCCGGTCCTCGTCTCGCCGTTCAAGCCCATGTAGCCCAGGTCGCAGGTGACCTTGTCCGCGACGCCGATAGTCATGGCGATGGTGTTGGCCACGCAGCCGATCAGGTACTGAGACTGGATCTGCGAGGGTAGAGCGTTGTCCGGTGCACCGAGCGTCTGCTCCAGCTGGTAAGTGCGGCGCTTGATGAGAGAGCCGACCTCGTTCTTGAGAGCGCGCGGGAGGAAGATCTGGATGGTCTCGGTGGTCGACGATTCCGTCACCATGGTGGTGAGAGACTTGTCGAACTCCATACGAGTAGCCGTCGAAGTGAGCACGCGCTTGAAGCCGTTGTTCACCGCGTTGGCGAAGTGCGTGATGGTCGCGTCCCCACCCACGTACACCCACGTGCCTGCCGGCAGCACGGGCAGACCGCTCGCCGCGG